ACACCCCGATCAATGACATAAGTCCGGTAATGACGGCCGATATAACGGCGATCCATGCGCTATCCATAGGCTTCTCCTTATCCCACCGCCCCGGTGATCAGCGACTGGATCCGGTCCAGGATGTCCCGGGCGTCATCCAGCAGCTTTTCCACGGCGGCGGTATCAATGTTCGGCTGATCGGGCGTTTCCGGCTGCAGCGGCTCCGGTAAATCCTTTAGATACTTGGTCATCACGTAGCCCTGCCCTCTGCCGCTGCTCACAAAGGTCCAGTTGCCGTCCAGCACGGTGGCTTTTACGGTAACCACATCTCCGGGGTACAGCTTTCCGATGCTCTCGGCGGATGTGCTGGGCTCGGCGCGTAGGTTCAGGTATCCATCGCCGATCACTTCCATCATTTTGTTCATAGGTTCCTCCGGCAATTCAGGTTCAGTTGGTTCGCTCACTTCTTCCGGCCCATCCGTCCAAGTCTTATCGCCCTCAATATAAGTCACCTGCACGCCCTCGGCCATGGCGCGGCGGATTTCATCCCGGTACATGCTCATGTTGTAGCCAAAATTCTTGAGCCACCAGGTGATGTCGCCGTGATCCGTGGCCATGTGCAGTTTGTGCAGCTCGGCATGATCCAGCACGGCGTTCGCATCGATACCGTACTTCCAGCACAGATAGGCGCAGAGGTTTACACTTTTGTCCATCACAGCGTCCATAAAATAGGCGCGGTTGTGGCGGTCGTCCTCGCAGACCTCAAAGCCAATAAAGCCCTGGGCGTTGGCTGATTTTACGTTCGGGTCTTTGTTGCCCTTGCTGTCCGTCCAACTGCCAGAGAGCCAGCAATGGGTTTCCCATGGCAAGGTTTGGTAGACGGCTACGGTGCCATTTTGAAGCTTTCCGATAAAGGCGTTCCCGCATTTATTGAAGCCGGGCTGGTTCCACGTATTATTATACTTGTTCGTCCCCAGCAGCCCGTCATCCGGCCCCACATAGCGGTGGAGGTATGGGTTGTTCGCCCCGGTGGAATGCACCTGGATGCCCTTGGGATGGCCGGATGTGTTGCCGTAGCAATCGTTTTTGGTAAAATATAATCGGTGGATCGTAAGATGCCGCATTGTCAATCGTCCCTCCCCATGTTCGTCACAGCCGCTACGAACGCCCCGAACAGCCCACCGACTGCAAAGGCGAACAGGAGCCAGTACCATGGGATCATAGGGGCCTCCTTTCTGGTCTTAGACGCATTTTAGTCAGTTTGCTTTTTCTCCAATATCACTGTATAGCTGCACTGGCTTTTGATCACGTTTTCAACAGGGGCTTCAAACTTCTCGGCCAATAATTCACGCACTTCGTTCGCATCTATTACAATGGCCTGCTTCATTCTTCCTCCTCGTCCAGCAGCTTTTGCACCGCTTCGCGCCAGCGCTCAGGCACTTCGTTGATGGTCATCTCCCTGGCTTTGATCTTGCGATAATAAATCTTTGCCATTTTTACATCCCTCCGCTGATCAGTTCCGCCAGCTCCACCAGCGCGTCCTCGTTTTCCTTGATGCGCTGTTCAAACTGCTGGTACACTTCGTATTGTTCCGCTGTCAATTGCATTTCTTCCCATGCGTAATGGGCGGGAATCTCCTCCGTGGCCGCCACAGGCTTGATGTTCTGGCGTACAATCACGTTGTTGCAGGAGCGCTCCACTTCAAGCGGTCTGACAAATTCTGAGTTGTTCGATTTTTGCCACATAACCGATAATCCTCCTCGTCTTTTTGATGTTCACATATGGTAAAATGTAGTTTTTCATAAACTGCCGGTGGTCGCTGTGCCTTGCCCAGCCGATCTTTGAGTTGATGGACAGGCATTGGTGTATGGTGTAATATGAGGCTTTGTACATTTTCCGTGCCAGCCTGGCGGCGGATAGAAAGATGCCGTCCCGCAGGATTGTCGCGTCCTTGCAGAATTTGTATCCGCCCATGTCCAGCCAGTACGTGCCTTTAGCCAGTTTATCGCCGTCATGCTTGCCTATCTTTTTGATCTCCCATTCCGGCTTAATTTCCAGCTTGTAGTTCTCCCACAGGTAGGCGATGATCCCGTGCACCGCTTTTTCCAGGTCGGCCTTGCTGGTGCCTATCAGCAGAATATCGTCTATGTACCTTAGGAAGTGCCGCACGTATTTGATGCGCTTTCCGCGCCGGGTTTTGTACAGTTGCTGTTCCACGTACCAGTCCAGCTTTTCCAGGTACAGGTTCGCAAACCACGGGGATGTGTAGTAGCCCACCGGACAGGCCACCGGCGCGGAATCGATGATTTGGTCCAATCCCCACAGGGAATCTTGGTCTTTTATCTTTGTGCGCAGGGTCGCCTTTAGCTTCTCCGCGTCGATATTATCAAAGAAGTGCCGGATGTCCAGTTTCACAAAGTATCGGCATTGCTTGTCGTTGCGCAGCCAGCGCTCCACCAATTCGATCACGCGGGAGATGCCGCGCCCCGGCACCGAGCCGCAACAATGTGGGTGCATCCCACGGGTAAACGCTTCCTTGTTAGCGTCTATCAGCATGTGCCAGATGATGTGGTCATCCAGCGTGGGAATGTATAGCGTGCGCCATTTGCCCTTGCCCTTGGTGCGGTTGGGGCAATATTGCCGCTTGCATTGCGGCCTTTTGTGCCGCCAGGTCTTTTCCTTCAGCTTCGTTATCAGCGTATCCGCGTATGCGTCCGCCTTTTCCGGGTCTATCTGGTGGTAAAGCTCGGGGTGCTGCTTCACCGTTTCGTCATCGTAAAGCAGCTTTTTTACCCCGCGCTTGCCACGTTTGAACCTTGTCCCGTTAATGATGGACGCAATGGCGTGTTGCTTGTCCGTCGCCTTTCGGAATGTATCTCTAATCCGTTTCATCCTTTGCTTTTACCCAAGGCGTTTCGCTTGCGCTACTAAGCCCTTCAAATCGGTAATATTTCAGTTCTTGCGAACCCAGGAAAATCGGATGACTGCCCTGTTGGGCAGTAATAGTGATTGCGATGGGTTGGACGATTCGGTTTTATTGGAATCGTCCCCATGGAGGGTATCCATAGGTCGCCGCCATAGTTCGCGTTGCCGTTCGCGGGGCCGTTATTCGCGTTCAGGTTCACGTTGCCGTTGTTCCAGTTCCCACCAAAGCGGCAAGCGCGGACGACGTTCGAGTTCACGAGGTTGGCGTAGACGGTGCATCCGAAATCCCTTCTATGTTATTTGCAAATAATATAGCCGCTCAATAGGGGGCGCGCCCCCTCTGCTACGCATTCACCCCCTTATTGGGCATAGCAAAGGTCGCCGCCAAAGTGCGCGTAGCCGCTCGCGGGGCCGAGATTCGCGTTCAGGTTCACGCTGTTGTCGCTCCAGTACCCACCAAAGCGGCAAGCGCGGACGACGGGCGAGTACGCGAGGTTGGCGTAGACGGCATAGTATGTGGTTTTACTCGCGCCCGTGACCGTGCCAGGAATCCAGATTTCCGGGTATTCCTCCGCGTACTGCCGCGTCTTGATGTAGCCGTTCACGTAGTCAGCATGGGGTGTCTCCACGTCCAGCTTTTCAAACGCGCTGGTCGCCAGGTCGGTGGCGTCGGGCTTGCTGGTGCTGGCGGGCTCGGGCAGGTAATACCATTCCAAATAGTCCTGGCCGTCCGCGTCCTGCACGCGCATGTTAAACAGGTCGCACCAGGTGTGGTACTGGTTGCCGTGGGTGTTCTCGCGCCAGCGGTATTTCATGGGATAGTAGCCGTTGGTGTTGCTCACCGGCGACCCGCTGGGGGTGGAAACGCCGTTGCACGCGCCCGTCAGCCAGGGCCGCGCCGCCAGGTTGTAGTTGGTGCCGATCTCATAGGTAAAGTAGTTTTTACCCAGATCCTCCACTTCAATCAGTTGGTGCGTGCCGCTGGCGCTCTCCGTTCCGGTTTCGTCGCAACGGACGATGGACACGATTGTGTGCGTGGCCTGATATGCAACGTTGGTGAGATTTGCCCCGCCACCGTACACGCAAATGGCTTCTCCCACCACGCGACCGGCGTAATAGTTGTTTGTCAGAATGTGCGTCGCGTCGGTGAACACGACGGTATCGTTATTGTTGGAACGCAGGGACAAGCAGCCGTACATAACGGTCTTGATGTTCTGCTGGGCGAACTCCACCGTTTGCAGCGCCCATTCGTAGAACGCCACGGCGGCGGGTTCCAGTATGGCCTTCGCGCCCACTTCCGTATCGGCGTAGGTGCGTGCCTTGTCCAGCAAATTCTTGTACGTGCCCTGCTCGTTGGTCAGCCCCGGTAGCGATACCGCGTGGCCGTCCTTGACCGCCAGTGCATAAGCGGGCAGGTAGGCGTAGTCAAATGTCTCGTCCACGTTGTGCCCGTGCGTGAAGATGTCAAACACCTTCCACCCGGGGTAGTGGTGGGCCGACACGCCCAGCACCCCGTCTTTCAAATAGAAGTAGGCTTTCGGGCATTCCACCGCCACATAGTCACCCATGCTGCCGTCCTCGGCGTAGTTTTCATCCCCGTAATAGGCATGCACGGAAAACTGCGGCCTGCCGTCCACCAGGTGCCATTGGCCCACGCACTTGCGGCGGTTAAAGGGCGTAACGTGGTCAAAGTCGTTAATCACGTTGCTGTTGTCCCCATCCGTGCCCACCTGCGCCGTCATACCAAAAGAATCCCATATGCGGGTCAACGCGCTGGCGCTCTGACCGATGCCCGACACGCCGTAGCGCATCATGCCCTCGGCCTCCTCAATGGCCGTCACGCGAGCGTCTAAGGCACCAGTTGCGCTATTTAAGTCAGCCACATCCTCGGCAAGGGCGTCGAATTCTTGCCGGGATACAGCATCCGTGGGTGTAGCCCAGACCGGATTACCCCGATCATCGATGGTAAGCACCTGCCCCTCCGTACCGGCAATGGCGGGAGCGTCCTGCTTGGCGGCCAGCGCGGCAGTATCCGCAGCCCCTATATTGGCCCGGGCCTGGGCCTGTTGGGCGGCGGTGAGGGTCTGGGCCTCGCTGTATTTTACAGCCCCGGCCACGGCCTGCTGCGCGCTCTCGGCGGCGGTCTGGGCGTCCGTGGCGGACTGAGCAGCCTGGGCGGCAGCCTGCTGGGCCTCACGAGCCCCGGCCACGGCCTGAGACTGCTGGATCAATACGGTTGCGGTCCGCAGCGGCTCGGAGTTGATTTGCTGCATCGTGCCCATCTCAGGCATTGCCGTCACCTCCAAACACAATGGATTTGTCACGGCGGAAGGCCACATCAATCTGCATCTCCGCCCAGAAAAGGGTGTTGCCCTCACTGTCCAGACCCTTTGCCTCCACCTGCAGCCAGCCAACGGGCAGGGCGCGGGTCTCGGACTCGGTAAGCGGCAAAGTCACGGTATCGCCGTCAATGGTCATGTCAGTCTTGTTCCACTGTTTCATTAGGTCGTAAGTGCCGGTGGATTTTGTTTTCCACAGGGTAATCACAAACTGCGGGAACCCGCTGACATTTTGATCAAACTGGATCACAAGCGGCTCGTTGGAGCCCTGTATAATGGCCATGGTATTCCTCCTTTACGGCACGATCCAAGAAATTTGTACAAAGAAAAAATCCGAATAAGTGCCGGTTTGACTGGCAATTGCCACCGCTCCGAGAGGGGACACGTTCATACGCTGCTGCTTGTTCGTTAGCCACCCCGGAACACTGACCGTCATATCCTGTTCAGGACAATCCCCGGAATCAAGCGTGACAAGCGTTTTGGCTGATGGCGAAATTTCGCCGTCCCATGCGCTTATGAGTATACGTACCTTCCCGTAGCGATATAGGCGTATTTTGCCATCAAGATACGATTCATATGTCATCGATTCAATCGGGATCACGCTCTGGCTCATTCGGCTTCAGCCTCCTCAGGATCGGGCTCGGGATCAGGATCGGGCTCTGGATCAGGGCCGGGATCGGGGGTGGGCTCCGGCGTCTCCTCCACCCGGCGGTCCCATACCTTGCCCTCGATCATGATGCCGTCGCTGCGGATCAGGTGCACGGCGTGATAGGGGATCTGGCTGACCGCCGCCGCGGCGCACACCGTGT